ACTTTAGGAGAACTTAGATCATTCAGTTTAGAAACAACTGGAGATACTATTGAAGATACTTCAATGGGAGATTCTACAAGAACTTATAAAACAGGTTTAACTTCTTGGACAGGTACTGCATCTTTATACATGGATGAAATGGACACAGCACAAATAGCTTTAGTAGTAGGTGCTGAAATCACAGTATCGTTTTATTTTGAAGGTGCTACAGCAGGAGATAAGTATTACACAGGAACAGCTATTGTAACTGGTAAATCTGTATCTGCTTCTTTTGATGGACTAGTTGAATCTGAAATTTCTTTTCAAGGAACTGGAACATTATCATTATCAACAGCAAGTTAATTAATTAAATAGAGGAAGAAAAATGAACGTAATAGATAGAGTGAAGGCACAGTTTGAATCTTTAGGCATAAAAAAGATTGAGGTAGCTGAGTGGGGCGAGGAAGGCAAACCTTTAATAATATACTGCTCACCATTTACATTAGGAGAAAAAAGAAACCTATTTAAAGGTGCTAAGAATGATGATCTTGGAGTATTAGTAGATGCAATCGTTTTAAAAGCAAAAGACTCAGAAGGAAATAAAATATTTAAGCTAGATGACAAGCTAACATTATTGAATAATGCTGATGCAAATGTTATAGCTAGAGTATTTTATTATTGGATAGCTTACTTTAAAGTGAAGGCAGATAAAGAGAAACTACATGGCAGATCAGCAACTAAATATAAGACTTGATGCAATAGATAATGCTTCTAAAGCTTTAAATAATGTAAAAAAAGAGATCAATAATTTAGGAAATGCGACTGACAATGTATCAAATTCATTCTTATCATTTAAAAATGCTATATTTGCTGTAACAGCATACATTGGTTCAGCAACATTAAAAAACATAATTAATACAACTTCAAGATTTGAAGATTTAAGAACAACATTATCAACAATAACTAAATCAACTGAATCAGGTGCAGAAGCATTTAGATTATTAAATGATCTATCAAAGAAAAGTCAATTTGACATTAGTCAATTATCAGATTCGTTTATCACATTATATAACTCAGGAATTAATCCAACTGAAAAACTATTAAAAACATTTTTAGATACTGCAAATAGAACTGCAAAACCAATAGATACTTTAAATGACTTAACTAGACTATTTGCTAAATCAACAGAAGGTGGTTTAAATTTACAATCATTAAGTCAATTAGCAAACAATGGTATTCCAGTATTTACTATATTAGAAAAGAAACTTGGTGTAACAAGAGAAACATTACAAGCTTTTGCTTCTAATTCTAAAAATGCTACTTTAATTTTAGATACATTAACGCAATCTTTTTCCGATCTATATAGTGGTACAACAGAAGCTAAAATTAATAACTTATCTATTGCACAATCAATACTAAACAAAAAATTCTTAGACTTCCAAGATATTATTGGTGCTGAATTTAAAGGTTCTTTAGTAACATTATTAAATTCATTTGGTCAATTATTAGAAACTGCAAAACCTATTGCAATTATTATTGGGGAAACTCTTAATACTGCTGTTCAAGGTTTAATCATATATTTTGATGGTGCAAACAAAACATTAAAGTTCTTAATAGATTTATTTAAAGAATTAACAGATTTATTAAAACCAGTAACAGATTTATTTAAAGGATTATCTGATGTTATAGATGTATATGTTATAAAGTCTTGGGCAAAATTTACAAATTTATTAGATTCTGGTATTCAAAAATATAAACAATTTAAATCTTTAATTACTGGACAACCATTAGAAGTTCCAGTTGTAGTACCAAAAGTAGATCAACAGGGATATGAAATAACTCCACCAGAATCTAAGAAAAAAGATTTAACATTCTTAGACGAAATACTTAAAAAATTTGGTGAATTAACAATAGTTTCAAAAACTGTAACTGATAACATTGCTGAAGGAATGGTTAAGGCAATAGGAGATTTCTCAAGAGGTATAGCTGAATCAATAGTATTAGGTAAATCATTACAATCAAGTTTAAAAGGAATAGCACAAACAATCTTAGTTGATTTAATATCTGCACAAATAAAAGAAATAGGAGTTTTGTTATCTAAATTAGCAATTACAAAAGCAATAGCATTTTATAATTCAATGGGAAGTGGCGGGGGCGGGAGGATATTTTCTGCTCTAGGGAGGTTATTTGGTGGGGGGGACATAACTGGGCCAATGTGGTCTTTTGCTGACGGGGG